GCCCTTGCGTGTGAGGTAGGGGTGGTCGGGGCTCGCCCGTCCGCACTCAATCCAAATGGTTTCAACGGTATTGGCCGCGATTTCCTGCTTCTTGGCCGTCTCTGCATCGCGGAGCGCCTTCGCCTCGGCCATGCGGCGGACGTGGGTCATTTCCTCGGTGTGGGTCAGCTTGCGGCCAACGTCGGCCCGCCACGTTGATTCGACGCCCGAGCGCCAGCACCCAAAGCGCCCGGCGGGGATTCCGTCCCCGAAGGCGATGTACCAGCCGGGCTTGTCGTGACCGCCGGAACCCTTGGTTCCCGAAAAAAACCTGTGGACTTTGCCGTCCAGCAGAATTTCTTTAGGCGGGGTGAGGCCGGAGCCCATGATCGCATCGCGGAGCTGGTCTTCGGGGGGCAGCGTGTTCTCGGGAGGGGGCGCCCACGGGCCGCCCAAAATTCCGGTGAGGTCAACCATTGGCGGCACCTTCCAAATAAGAACTCAAAGCCTTGAGGACTTTATAACTGGGGTTGGCGTCTTCATTGTCCCGGACGCCCCGGATCGTATTGTAATGGAGGCCCGTTGCCTCGGCGACCATGCTAATCCGCCGGTCGCGCAAGGCAAGCCTGATCGCCTCTATTGTCATCATTTTTGAACCTCATGTGGATTTTTGCTATTTCGTTGTTGCAAAATGGCAGAGCCACGACTAGATTGCAAGTGTTGATCGAACGGATGGTCCGACCGATCAAGACCAAGGAGGCCACATTGGCCATATCTGTTAAGACGACCGGCAGTTTGTCTGCCAACGGCGTGAAGATGCTTGTCTACGGGCAGGCGGGCGCCGGTAAGACCAGCCTGATCCGCACACTGCCCGACCCCATTGTGTTGTCGGCGGAGGGCGGCCTGCTTTCCATTCAGGACGCGGACCTGCCCTATATTGAAATCGCCAGCATGGATGACCTCAAGGAGGCGTTCGAGTGGATGTCCACCCCCGATGGCCTGAACTTCAAGAGCGTGGCGCTCGACAGCATCAGCGAGATCGCTGAAGTCGTCCTGAACCACGAGAAGAAGATCGCGAAGGACCCACGGCAGGCATACGGAGCCATGCAGGAGCAGATGGCGGACATCATCCGCGCTTTCCGCGACTTGCCCGGGCGCCACGTCTACATGAGCGCCAAGCTGGAGAAGTCCACGGACGAGATGGGGCGAATCCTTTACGCGCCGTCTATGCCCGGCAACAAGACTGGCCAGAGCCTTCCATACTTTTTTGACGAGGTGCTGGCCCTGCGGGTCGAGAAGGACGCGGACGGCAACACCCAACGCGCCATCATGTGCGACTCGGACGGGCTCTGGCTTGCCAAGGACCGCTCGGGCAAGCTTGGCGCGTGGGAAGCCCCTGACCTCGGCGAGATTATCGCCAAGATTGGGGGTGCGGCATGATGCCGCTACAGAAATTATCTGTGGAGTGGCTGGAGGCAAAGGAAGCCGAGCGGGACGCCACGGAAAGGCGCCGCCTGATTGAGGATGAGATGGTCCGCCTCATGGGGATTGAGCAGACGGACGAGCACACCCGCAAGGTGGAGGCCGATCCCTTCACCATCAAGATCGCCTGCCGCATTAACCGCAAGGTCGATGGGGACATGGCGCAAGAGATTGCGGCGGAGCATGACATGCAGGACCACCTTGGCCTGCTGTTCCGCTGGAAGCCAGAACTAAGCATGACCGCATGGAACGGCGTGGGCGATAACGTCAAACAAGTCTTCGCCCGCGCAATTACCGCAACCCCCGGGCGTCCCTCTTTCACGATCACGTCGGAAGCCCCTATCTCAAACATGAAGGCAAAGTAAAATGGCAAATCTTGGTGAAATCTTCGACGTTGAGTTCCTCCCGCAGGGCAAGACCTCGTTCGATCCCATCCCGCCCGGCTGGTACACGGTCACGATAGCCTCGGCTGAGGTGAAGGCCACGAAGAACGGGACGGGCCAGTACATCGCCATCCGCTACGACGTGACCGGCCCCACCCATCAGGGGCGCGTGATCTTCGGCAACTTGAACATCAGGAACCAGTCGCCCAAGGCCGAAGAGATTGGCCGCCAGCAGCTTGGTGAATTGTGCCGCGCCATTGGCTTGGCGAAGGTTGGCGACACGGACCAGTTGGTGGGCCATGGCCTGTCGATCAAGGTAGACATTGAGAAGTCAGAGCAGTACGGCGACAAGAACCAAGTGAAGGGCTTCAAGCCGATTGCTGGTGGGGCGCCGCCTCGCGTTGCTACGGTTGCGGCGCCTGCCGCCGCCCCCGCCAAGGCCGCACCGCCTTGGGCGAAACGCTGAACTAAAACCCCCCGGTCAGCAATGGCCGGGGGTCACATTAAATTGGAGGAGAAGAAAAATGATTGATGATCTCGTGAAGCGGCTGCGCGATAAGGTTGAGGCCAGTAGGATTTATGATGACGACGAAGAACTTCTTGATGAAGCGGCGGAGGAAATAGAACTTCTGCGCAAACGGATCTCTGTGATGGAAGTAGAAAAGAGTTTGGCGGACGCCTGTCTTACTTCTGGTTACGTTAGGCAGACTTTTGAAACGGGAACTGGTGATTTCTCTAAATTTCAGGGCAAGAAAGATGAATGACAAAGTAACGGATGCTGTCTGCTTTGAGATGGTTTTGAAGCAGCGTGATGAAGCAAGATGCCGCATTGAGAAGCTTGAACTGGCGCTGCGGGAGATAGAAATTCTAGAAGTAGACCCTCGGTGCTCCGGCCAAATGTGGGTTGAAACATTAAAAGAGGTCGCTCGCAAAGCACTGGAGTCACCATGAAAATCCCTGACCGCGAAGACAGCATTGAGAACCTGATCGACAAGGCGCATGAGGAGAACATCGAGCGCCCCCGCCCGCACATGGGCGCCTCCATGCTTGGCGGCGTCTGCGAGCGCAAGATGTGGCTCTCGTTCCGCTGGGCGGTGCAGCCAAAGTTCCCGGGGCGGATCTTGCGCCTGTTCCTCCGGGGCCAAATGGAGGAGTTAGTCATCATGGGAGACCTTTGCCGCGTGGGCATTCAGGTGCGCGACCTTGCTGAACAGGGCCGCGTAGACTTTGGAAGCCACGTCTCGGGCAGCATCGACGCCATCATTGAGAGCGGTGTGCCGGAGGCGCCAAACAAGCAGCACATTGGCGAGTTCAAGACGCACTCATTGAAATCATTCAACGACGTGGAGGCGAAGGGTGTCGAAAAATCAAAGCCTGAACATTACGCTCAGATGCAGGTCTACATGCACGGGACCGGAATCGACCGTGCTCTATACGTGGCGGTTTGTAAGGACAATGACCGCATCTACACCGAGCGGGTTCGGTATGACAAAGAGGTGGCGGAAAAGCTGGTCGCGCGCGGTAAGCGTGTGGCGCTGTCTGAGCGTATGCCGCCGCCTATATCAACTGACCCGTCATGGTTTCAGTGTAAATTCTGCGATGCGCATTCTTTCTGCCACGAGACGCAACTGACCCAGCACGTCAATTGCAGGACATGCGCGCACAGCACCCCGAAGGACGACAGCACTTGGCGGTGTGAGCGGTATGAATGCACGATTGAAATTGAAACCCAACACGGGGGGAAAAATTGCCCGGCGCATACGCTCCATCCCGATCTGGTGCCGTGGGCTATGAAGGACAGTGACCATGAATGGACCGCGACGTTCGAAATTGACGGAACGAACGTTCAGAACGGTGAGAACGGTTTTAACAGTCAAGAACTTATCAACAACGCCTCGGGCTGCGCCAACCCGGTGGTCGAGAAAGTTAAAAAAGTTTGGTCGGGCGCCAAGGTGGTGAAATGACTCAACTCCGTGACTATCAACAAAACACCATCAACGATCTTTATGCTTGGTTCTCGGCGGGCAATCAAGGCAACCCCTGTATTGTCATGCCGACCGGATCGGGCAAGAGCCACATTGTGGCGGCGCTCTGCAAAGACGCTTTGCAATCGTGGCCGGAGACGCAGATCCTTATGCTGACGCATGTAAAGGAGCTGATCGAACAGAATGCCCAGAAGATGCGTGAGCACTGGCCCAATGCCCCGCTCGGGATCTACTCGGCCAGCATCGGCAAGAAGCACCTCGGCGAGCCCATCACCTTCGCTGGCATTCAATCGATTGGGAAGAAGTCAAAGGACGTTGGACACGTTGATCTGGTGATCATCGACGAGTGCCACTTGGTCAATCACAGGGAGACCGGCGACTACCGCAAGTTTCTTCAGGAGCTGATCAAGATCAACCCGGCGCTTCGGGTGATCGGCCTGACCGCCACGCCCTTCAGGCTGGGCCACGGCTACATCACCGACAAGCCCGCCATGTTTGACGCCCTGCTGACGCCAGTCAGCATTGAGGAGCTGATCTACAAGGGCTTTCTGGCGCCCCTGCGCAGCAAGCACACGACTGAGAAGCTTGACGTGTCTGGCGTAAAGAAGCGCGGCGGCGAGTATATTGAGAGCGAGTTGCAGGCGGCGGTGGACACTGACCCGAAGAACAGGGCGGTGGTCAATGAGGTCATAAATATAGCCGGTGACCGCAAGGCTTGGCTATTCTTTTGCACTGGCGTTGATCATGCCCGCCATGTGGCGATGGCGCTTGAAGAGAAGGGTATTGCCGCCGCCTGCGTAACCGGCAAGACGCCGAAGAAGGAGCGCGAGAAGATCCTCGCAGACTTCAAAGCAGGGCGGCTGCGGGCGCTCACCAACGCCAATGTCTTGACGACTGGGTTCGACTACCCGGACATTGATCTGATCGCCATGCTGCGGCCCACAATGAGCCCCAGCCTGTATGTGCAGATGGCTGGCCGTGGGATGCGCCCGAAGTCCCACACGGATCATTGCATGGTGTTGGACTTCGCGGGCGTCGTGGCCACACACGGGCCCATTACTTCGGTGCAGCCGCCCAAAGCCCCAAACAATAAAGACAAGGTTGGCGAAGGCGAAGCCCCGGTAAAGGCTTGCCCAGACTGTTTTGAGTTGGTTCACCCAAGCACCAGAAAATGCCCGTCTTGCGGATATGATTTTCCAATTGAGGTAAAGAAGTTAAAGCTTCACCATGACGACATTATGGGATTGGACGGGAGCAAGATGCAGGTCACAGACTGGCGCTGGCGCAAGCACTTGAGCCGCACCAGCGGGAAGGAAATGCTGGCTGTGTCGTACTATGGTTGCCTCTCTGATCCGGCGATTGTGGAGTATTTTCCGGTAAGGCATGAGGGGTACGCGGGGCAGAAAGCGGCGCAGTCAATCTTCAACCTTAGCTCTGCATCAAGGGCTAAAATCAGTTTGACCGAGACTGATTTGGATGCAATGTCGAAGGCGCTGAACACTGGGACGCCCCCCCAGACTATTGAATACAAGAAAGACGGAAAATTCTTCCGCGTAATGAAAAGGAGCTGGGCATGAGACACGACAAGCCAGAAGAATTAGCGGCGCATGAGAAGATGATGAAGGAGTTGTTCGC